CGGGAGTTTACCGTATCCGTGGTTGTGCAGAGCACAACTTTTAATCGGGTGTAGTCTATCTATAACCCAATGAGATACTGGAGACCCAATGGCTGAAAACTCAGCAGATATAGCAAAGCGAATCATCTTAGGATGTGTAGCTGAGGGTATGACCATTGAACAAGCCTGCCTATCGGCTGGCAAGTCTATGAAGACATACGAGTACTACCGACGTACCGATAAGATCTTTACAGACAAGATTGACCGAACCCGCCTAGGACTAAAGGACAAATCCTTTGCCGCAGGCGATGTCCACGACATCTCATTTGCCGAGTTCCGCCAACGCTTTCTTAACTCTAAGACCTTCCCCCACCAGCAAAACCTAGTGGATATGATCGAAGGCGTTGAGCCTTCCTGGTTACACCCTTCGATGAAGTACGAGCAGGGTCTGGCCAATAACCGTATCCTTATCAACATCCCGCCAAACCACGCCAAGTCCATCACAATCACAGTGGACTACGTAACCTGGCAGGTTGCCCGTAATCCTAACTTTCGTGTGCTGATAGTCTCTCAGACTCAGCAACTAGCCGCCGACTTTCTCTACGCCATCAAGCAGCGTTTGACTCACCCAATGTATGAGAACCTTCAAAATGCTTATGCTGCTGGCGTAGGGTTTAACTCTAAGTCTGCCTCGTGGCAGGCTACCCGTATCACCTTTGGTGACGAGCTACGTGAGTCCTCTGAAAAGGACCCGAATATCGAAGCCGTTGGTATCGGTGGTCAGATCTACGGTAAACGTGCCGATATGATTATTGTAGACGATGCTGTAACTCTCAAGAACGCCAATGAGTTTGAACGCCAGATCAAATGGCTGACACAGGACGTACGTTCTCGTCTGAACCCTACTGGTAAATTGATTATCATTGGTACCCGTGTTTCAGCAGTTGACCTATACCGTGAACTGCGTAACCCAGACCGCTACCCAGGTGGTCAGGTTCCTTGGAAGTACCTGGCTATGCCAGCATTACTTGAAACCGATGAAGACCCTGATAAGTGGGTTACCCTATGGCCTGCTAGCGATGCGCCATTTGATGGGCAGCTAGAATCAGATTTAGATGAGAACGGCCTATACCCTCGTTGGAATGGCCGTAACCTTTACAATGAACGTCAAGCTATGGATGCTTCTACCTGGGCGCTGGTGTACCAGCAGCAAGATATCTCAGATGATGCAATCTACGATCCAGTATGTGTGCGAGGTTCTATTGATGGTATGCGCAAAGCAGGTCGCTTGGTTCCTGGTCATCCAGGCCATCCACGCGATACAAACGGCTTTAGTTTTATTTGTGGTCTTGATCCCGCTATGGTTGGTGATACAGCCGCCATTTGTTACGCTATTGATCGGGTTACTCATAAACGCTATATCGTTGACGCTATTAAAATTACTAGGCCAACGCCTGCTCAAATCCGTCAGTTAATCTTTGACTGGACTTCTCTGTATAGTCCTAGTGAATGGATCGTGGAGAAAAATGCTTTCCAATCATTCCTTACGCAAGATGAGGGAATCCGCGCAAACTTGGCCTCTAGAGGAGTGCTACTGCGGGAACACCATACTGGAAACAACAAGTGGGACTCAGGCTTTGGTGTTGCATCAATGTCAACTTTGTTCGGCACCAAGCAACACGACGGTAAGCACCACAGAGACAACCTTATTCATTTACCTTCTGACCAAACTGAAAACATTAAAGCGCTCATTGAGCAACTAATTACTTGGTCCCCAACGACCAAGGGTAAGACCGATATGGTAATGGCGTTGTGGTTCTGTGAGATCCGCGCCCGTGAAATGCTTAACCAAGGTATCCACGCAACACATCATATGAAAAACCCCTTCCTGTCTCGTTACGAACAGGGCAAGCGAATGGTCGTTAACATTGACGAACTACTCGCAGAAAAAGAACGCACATTCATCTAAGGAGAAATCTTGTTATCAACTAAAGAGGTCGCAGCGAAAGTAGCACGGCTACAAACACGCTACGCCGCACGTGACCAGAGAATGCGCGATGTGCTCTCTGTACGTCAAGGTGATATCTCTAAGGTATACCCTGCGATGTTTTCAGAAGAATACCCAAAGCCTTTAGTTGCTAACTTCGTAGATGTAGCAGCACGTGACTTAGCAGAGGTAATGTCACCTCTACCATCTTTCAACTGCGCTGCTACCAATATGGTTTCAGACTCAGCACGTAAAGCTGCAGATACTCGTACCCGTATTGCTAACTACTACATCTCATCTTCTGATCTTCAAATTCAAATGTACACAGGCGCTGACTGGTTCAACACCTACGGTATGCTCCCAGCGATTGTTGAGATGGACTATGAAACCAATAATCCGAGAATACGTTTGCTTAATCCTTTTGGTACTTATCCTGAAATTGATAGATTTGGTCGTACCCTCTCAATCTCGCAGATAATTGCAACCGATGCTGAATCACTTGCGATGCAGTACCCAGAGTTCTATGACCAGATTATGCCAAAGAATGTCTATTCACCTGGCTCACCGTATGTATCTTTGATTCGCTACCACGACAAAGACCAGGACTTAATCTTTATCCCAGAGCGCAAGAACTTAGTTCTATCTAATACACCTAACCCAGTAGGCAAGTGCCTAGCAGGTGTAGCTATGCGTTCATCTATTGATGGCGAAGCACGTGGACAGTTTGATGATGTTCTATCAGTTCAACTTGCTCGTGCTCGCTTTGCAGTATTGCAGATTCAAGCAGCAGAAAAATCTATCCAAGCACCTATTGCTATCCCACAGGATGTGCAAGAGTTGGCATTGGGACCAGATGCGATTATGCGTTCTGCTAACCCACAAGGTATTCGTCGTGTTCCACTAGAACTTCCTAACGGAGTCTTTACAGAATCTGGTGTTCTAGAACGTGAACTACGTACAGGTGCTCGTTATCCTGAAACTCGTTCAGGAAACATTGACGCATCTATCGTTACAGGTCGTGGCGTACAGGCACTACAGGCTGGCTTTGATACACAGATCAAGGCAGCACAAGCACAGTTTGCTCGTTTGTTTATGGATCTTGTATCTATGTGTTTTGAAGTAGACGAGAAAATCTTTGGCAATATGACCAAGGAAATCAAGGGCGTTGATGACGGTACTCCATTCAATATGAAGTACATCCCATCAAAGCAGATTGCTGGTAACTACGGAGTAGATGTCCGTTACGGCATTATGTCTGGTATGGATCCAAACCGTGCAATCATCGCTCTACTACAAATGCGTTCAGACAAGCTCGTATCTCGTGACTATGTACGTCGTGAGATCCCAATGGAGCTTAATGTTACGCAGGAGGAACAACGTGTTGATATCGAAGAAATGCGCGATTCTTTGCGCTTGGCTGTTGCTCAGTATGCTCAGGCCATTCCAGCGCTTGCAGCGCAAGGTCAAGACCCTAGTGAGATTATCTCCCGTCTTGCACAAGTTATCCAAGGCCGTCAAAAGGGTCTTCAGTTAGAAACAGTTATCGAAAAAGCTTTTGCACCGAAAGAACAACCAGTAGCGCCAGAAATGCCTATGATGCCAGGCGCACCAGGAACTCCAGCAGCAGGTGCGGCCCCCGTACCTGCCTCGCAGCCAACTCCAGAACAAGGCGGAGCGGCCCCTGCTGCTGGTCCAGAACAACGTCCAGATATAGCAACCCTGCTAGCTTCTATAAGCGGCGCAGCATAAACGAGGGAGGTGTAAAATGAATCAAGGATCACGTGCAACAGCACCTATGTCAAAGCCTGTTGAGGGCAAGAAGGATACTTCAAAGCCAGCAGGCGGTAAGGTATTCTTCGGAATGATGCCAGCAGGTCGTAAAGGCTCAGCAGTAAAGAAGGGCTAAGTAAATTTTCATTAACGGAGGTACTGGGCGTGGACGATAACAACTCGAAAGTTCCACGCTCAGTACACTTCGCAGATTTTCTTGTAGTGTTTTCAGGTTTATTACATAATATTTTTAGTGCATTCCACGTATTTACAGAAGAGTTAATGGAGATAGCTGTTTACAACGCTAACCGAAACTCAGAAGTCAATAGAGCGTGGGAGCAATTTTCAAACGATTTAGAAAAGATAGAGGAGGATACCGATGGTAGATAGCCCATTACAAATTGGCGGTCCTGGAAAATTCTCCGTACGTGAAGACTTGCCACCATCACAAAACTATGGTGATCGCAAAGCAATGGCAGAAGATATCGCAGGTGCTCCTACTTCTACTCCGCCACCTGCTAAGGCTACGCCTGTTGCAGATATGGCACCACCAAAGCAAGAGCCACTTACACAGTTGTTTGCTCCAACGCAACGTCCTGATGAGGATGTTAGGACTGTCGCTGGTCCACCAAAGCCAGCCGAAGGTAAGTTGTCAGACACGCTTGCAGCCTTACTTCCGTTCGATCAAACTGGAGAAATTTCTGTTCTCTATCAGATGGCTTTATCTAGAGGTCAGTAGTGGGATCAACTTCCAATAACATTAGGGCCATCTCTGCTCAAGCTGGATTAACGCCAGAGCAACAAGAGCAGATCAATGGCTACATCAAGGCTGTAGACTCGCACCAGAAGTTAACATCTCTTCCATCTGACGTTGCCAAGTTAGAGTACTCAAAACTAACTCCAGAGCAACAGAAGTCTTTGAAGGATAACTTTGGTAACGTTGAGCAAAAGCGTGGATGGTTAGGCACGGCACTTCACTACACAGTTGAGCCACTGTTTACCGCAGTTGCCGCTCCTGTTAAGTTGGCGTTCAAAGGTGTTCAGGAACTTTCAGATTTATCTACACGTGCTTATCGCACAGCAGCTATCGCACTTGACCAGAATGTAAACATTGGTAAAGCGTGGACAACTGCTAATGATAAGGGCGATAAGGTATTTAGTCCGTCACGTATGGCAGAAGCAACACGCATCTTTGGTTCAGGCTATATGTCTGTTGCACAAAAGGTCGCAGAAGGTATGACCCTTGACCAGATTATTGCAACTGGTACAGAAGAAGAAAAGCAAATTGCATCAGGTGCTGCACAAAAGAAAGATCCACTTTTTCAAGATGCACTAGATGCTGCTAACGCTGCTAAGTATTCTCCAGGTCGCGCACTTGCTAACGCACTACTTCCGCAGAAGTGGGAAGGTTCAGGTGCTGCATATAGAACTATCTCTGGTCTTGGTGATGCTGCGTTCCGCGTATTTGCAGATCCAACGTTGCTACTTGGCAAAGCTAAAAAAGCATATGATGTTGGAAAGTATGCGTTAGATAATATAGTTGGCGATGCTGGCAATGTACAAAAGGCATTTGAAGTAGCAAGCGTACAGCGTTTTGACCAAGCCTATGTTGGAGCATTGAAGAAGTATTCAGTAGCTCGCAAGGCAGTCAAAGAAGGTGGCGTAGATCCACAGGCTTTAGTACAAGCAGGTATTGAACTCAAGCGCATTGCTCCTGAGTTTGGTGATGATGTAATTGAAGCTATGCTTAAAGAAGGCGTAGTCGAAGCTGGAACTATGAAAAACTTTCTTGCTAACAGCGAAGATGCACTACGCACTCTCAAAGGTCAAGCAGGTCGTCAGGTTCAATTACTACCACGTATGGACCTCGCACGTCAGACTCGTATCGCAGCATTGACTACTGGTAATAAGGTTCTTCGCTTTGACCAAGCAGGTAAGCGTGTTAGCCGCGAAGTGTTCGGTGACCAGACAACTATTGGTGGCGTTGAAGGCCAGTTAATGCGTCAAACAAAGTTTGTTGATTCACGCACAGGAGAAGCAGCAACTGCTAACACTCCTAAAGAGTTTTTAGATCAAATTGAAACAAACGTCATTGGCGAGATTGAACGTAAGACTGCCAAGCTTCGTGCAGACGGTGCATTCCGTATGCCATTGGATTATGTCCAAGATCGCATTGACCGCTTTGCATCTAAGTTCTCAAAGGTTCCGTTCTTCCGCGATAACTTCTTTGACCCTAACGCACCAGATGCTGCTGAAAAGGTCTACCAGTTATCACGCCTTGCTAATACTCGTTACAACTCACGCCTGTTTGCAGAAGCATTCAAGGCTGGAGATGAAGCACAGAAGCGTCAGATTATGATGGGTGTCTTCAATACAGTAGCTGAGATCCGTGGACTTAACAAAGTTCCTGGCGGTAAGAATATTCTTGACAAATTGGCTAACTCATCTCGCGAGCAACTATTTGCTCCGCGTATCTTGGTACGCGATGCTAAGGGCAAGCCAGTACTTAA